GGCAGCGTGTGTTTACTTCATTTAACACGGCTCAAGGAGGCCTGGCTTTTAGGGAAGGGTGGAATGTTGGTAGAATGAGCTCAACCCCCATGTATCGTGACACGTACATGGGTGTTCGGATAGTTGTCGTTTGGGTGAAACGACAAGGGCTCACGACAGCTCAGACCGTAGTCCGCGTGGAGGATCTTACTGAGGCCCGAATGATTGCACCAAGTGCCGGGGCCAGCTCTGCCGAAGACATCAACGACGTACTGCTCCTCCTCTGGTGTGAGGCGGTAACGTCGGAATGCTTCAAAAGAGTCCACTGTAAAGCATTCGTCTGAGATTGCTTTATAGGCTAAGATCTTCTCCACTTCTGTCTGGAAGCGAAGGTCACTGGAGAGCGCTCCAGCAGTCTGCTTCATGTTGTCCACTAGGGGCGTGGAGATGCGTGGGTACGCACCCTGCAATAGGGCCGCCTGGAAGAACCGAGATCGACTGTCGATCGGTCCCTGTCCAGGCAAATCTCCTCGGCACACCCCAGAAAGTCTCAATAAAACGCCGATATTCAGAAGAGCCCTCAAACGGCCAGTGGTATCCACGACCGGAGAGTTTTTCAGAAATTGAAGGAGGTGCCACTCCTCTGTGGCATCCTCCACGGTGACAACGTAACCGACCTTAAGCGCGGCCTTCATGATGAGGTCGCGTGGCGCAACATCAACGTCAAAATCAATCTCAGCGAAAGCTATCCCCAAAAGGATGTTCGCGAGATTGTTGATGACTGTAGTGATGGTCGAGCCAGAAGCTAGGACGGGATCGTTGAATTTTATTTTGACTTTCCTGTGTCTATCAACATATGATCGAACTGTGAACGGTTTCATGCATTGTTCGACCAACCTTCTCATATCATCTTGCGCTCTAGACGGACAGAGCACAATCAGAGCCTCGAAGAGGGCTTTCGTGTGGGAGACATCACAGCTTGAGATGTCGATGTTGAACCTGTGTACCTTGCCTTTGATCCAGACGGAAAAACAACTGTCATCCGAAAAGTAGCAAAAGTAACCACGGTCACTCGGTTCAATCAGCTCCCTAAACGCTTCCTCCAATGCACCAGCGGAGGGGGACTTAATAAATTGGAGACGTATTTTGGCGTGACGCAACAAGGTTTTGTGCATCGCGTCTTTAAGGAACCAGGTCAATCGGAAACCCTGGAGTGAGGCTTTCACCCCCAGGTCGCCGATACAACGTATGTATTTGTTGACCTTGGCTATCTCCCCTTTCTTGCATTTGTACCAGATGGATCGAAGCCAAACTCGATCCTCCAGCTCTCCGCTTTCGTAGAGCTCAAGCCATCCGGCTTTGCGTAACTCTCTCTTGAGATGTGGATCAAGATGGTGTTCGCGTGCCTCCACGTAAGCGTTGATGTAGTCGGTGAAATGCAGGGCGTAATCATCGGCAAGGCGGTTGAGAATAGCGGATTTCTCGCTAATAAATTCTCCCTGCGCGGTGCGCAATGTTTCCTCCCACTGCTTCCAGATGGACGGGTGCTTGACGAAATGTTCCATCACTTCGGCATCCGGGTGCTTTCGCACACTGAGTATGCGATTCACACCTTGCTCCAGGGTTTCATCGCACGATCTCAACGTCCTTCCGTTGTGATCCACACACGGCCCGTAGCCAGTGCGGTAACCACAATCACTCTTTGGTTCTAAGTCCCGGGGGAATCTAATTTCCCCTGTTGGCAGGACATACTCTAGTCCACGTGTGAACACAGCACGACCGTGGAATAGGTAAGGGATTGCCGCTAAAGCAATCACAGTTCCCAGGCGTTCAGGCCCGCGCTGTTCAGGGGTCGAGCCAGCGCAGGCCCACTCCGAAAACACGGCGCCATCGAGACGGCTGTAGTGTTCAGGAGGTTCGCCCTTCGGTCACGAATCATCGCTTGGCCAATGCAGTAAGCCAGCGTGTCCTCGAAGACCGCAGCGTCCTTGTACCAGTCGCGGTTCATCCCGAGCGGAAGTTCCTTCACGACTGGTCCTTGGTCTTTCATGAGGTTGGTGGCAATCTGCCGTACAGCAGTCTTGAAATGAGTGTACGATTTCCCAGTTCCGTCGAGGGCCTCGCGGACCTGGTAATACTGGTCTTCCTTGATCAACTCGACTAAATCGCAGTAGACGTGTGTTTCGCGCCACAAGTTGAGGCCCAAATCGGCAAGATGGTTAACATACTGTTTCTCCATCCATCCGAGGTCGGCCCCAGCATTTGCCTCAAGGGGATTGTGATCAGACAAATTCCAGTTCGGCCCCCAGTGGTGCACATCCCTCACGTGGGCCTCATAACAATCAATGGCGCTCCTGCCACCGGGTAGTGTGGAAATGTCCTGCCACCTGCTCTTCTTATGACCGGTCCATCCTAAGGCCTTGTACCACCATCCTTGCACTTCGGTTTTCCCTTGGGAAAACACGTGAACCAGTGCGACATCGTGCCCGTGTACCGGGGCTCGTGGCGCACGCGGCGGGGGGAGGTGCGGTTTGGGCCAAAAGATGCCGCCCGAGGGGGTGACCGAAGGAACGGGTGAGGGTTGCGGACCCTCCACGGCGCGCCAAGCGTCGGTGTGATCTGTCACTATGTTCTTCTTCGGCTGTAGCCGCAGAGCGGCGCAAGCCCGGGCGACACTGAGAGCGTCGATGTCGTTGTTCATATTGTTCTTATGCGTATGAACATCGCAGTTGGAGGTATCATGGAAGGTGTTGGGCCGAATAGTTCCTTCGGTGATGACAATCTGTTTTTCAAAACCGGCGTTGAACCACTCGTCCTCGTCATCTTTATCCAGGTCTTCAACAACTTCGATGTGGACCTCACGCCACTGTTCGTAGTTCCTGTAGAACTCTCCTTCCCAAATGAAGCCGCGGGCCTCAGCTTGTTCAACCTCTTCTACTTCCTCCTCTCTGTCAATGGCAGCGAGAGGGGCGTAAAAGTTGGCTGTGTCCAAATCGGGCGGGGTGGCGTGCTTCTCTTCCCTCTCTTTCCCTTCAAAAAATGCAGAATAGTCGTCTGCTACATAATTGTCAGGGTGTATCTCCTTCTTTTCCTCATACTTACTCACCAACCGGTCGTATTCGGATTCTGCGACCGGGGGGAAGAAAAGGGGAGAAGGAGAGGGGGGTGCGGCCTTGACGAAGTTTGCGCGAATGTACTTGTCGACTTTCGCTTGATCGAGTTTCGTCTGCCAAGGCATATGGAAGTGGGGCAGTATGGAACCGGTTTCGTCACAAATCTTACAATCTATGGCACACTGTATGGTGCAAATACGAAAGGTTTTGGTCCTACTTTTGCCTTTGCCGGGTTTTGCCT